GACGGGACGGACGGACGTATGCGATGTGAGGAACGCTCATATCCTAATATCGAGCACAAATCGTGTACGTCCACTTCACACACAAAAACAGTTAGTAGTCACACTTGTTGACGCAAAAGAGGGTATAGACATGGAAAAGTGTTCTAAGTGCGGAATTCCAGCATCACAGCTGTATAGCGGGACGTGTATCGAGTGCATGTTATTGCAGCCACATCGTGACCCAGAACCTGTCACGTATGACGAGAAGCTCAAGGCGTTGCTTCAGGATGCGGGTCGTGAGACATTCTTTAGTGGAATGGGCAAGATGTGGTCAGGATCCATCCTGGTTCGATACTCTGTTATCCCGACGGGCCGCGCACCGATGTACATGTACTTTGATCGTGCTCGGTTGGTTACTCTGGCCGCCGATGACAACACCGGGAATCTGGAAGAGAAGCACATCGGTATCACAGACATGGCCATCGATTCATGGCACATCCTTCCAGAGGATATGGAAGCTGAATCACCAATAGCTGGTCGCCGTGAACGTGTTACTACCTTGTTTAGTAGATCCTGTCCGCCTGAATGGAGTAGGTTCATAGCAAACTGTGAGCATGCAGAAACTTGGATGCAGCAGTAAAAAGAAAAGGGACGGACGGACGGACGGAGGCGCGCGTACGTACATAGTGAGCGTACGCAACACACACAGAGCACGGTAGGCAATTGGCCCGCCGTGCTTTTCCTTTTGTCTATATCTGCAAAACGGACGAATGGGAGCAACCGAGGCGCCAGGATAGGCAACGATCGCAATACACGGGAGCCGCTCTGAGCTCCCTCGCGGGCCAGAGGGATACGTAAAACATTCCCGGCGTGTATGTGTTGTGTGTGTGTATGTATGTGTGTGTGCTGGGATGTGTGATCGCTTCTACATCTGCGTCGCATTGTGTGCGTGCATGTGCGCTGGCGCGTCCGCGAGGGGTTTTTATCTGGGATCCCTAGGCCGTTTTTGTCGGGATCTGCAGCGATAATGCAGCGATACATGCCGCAGATATAACGGGCCGTGGTGCAGCTGCAGCGATCCAGGTATCCAGGTTGCAGGTATCCAGGTTGCAGGTATAGCGGCCCGTGGTGCAGCTGCAGATGTAGCGGCGCATATTGATCGCCCGCGCGGGTTAGAAATGCCGGCAGCATGCAACCGGGTACGCGTGAATTTAGGATATGCGGCCGCAATTTATAGGTATGCATGACGCGAGTAAATCACGCGCAAATTCTGTTAACAACCTTATTTTTTCTATCTCGCTTGACATATTCGCGAACATGCCTATATAACGCAGCATCAAAACAGCGGAGGTATTAAATGGAACCTATAATTTTTGAGCGGGCCGATGTTAGAGAATTGGCGGGTGAATTAGTAAAGTGCGGCGCGTGCACTGGTATAGACTTGACGCAACATGTATATGACAATTGGTTTTCATATGCTGCACCGATTAAGTATATTAACAGCTGCACCGATGCAGCATACATTTGCCCGTCAAGGTTAGCATTTCGTGCCGGTGATTATGTCAATACTTATCACACATACATTTTCGGCATGGTTAAAAATGCTATTGACGCGATCCTGCATGAAATGCACGAAAACTGCAGCGTTAAACCGGTTTGCTACTCCGCAGCCGATGAATTCGAATTACGCGAGATCGAAGAAATGCATGCAGCATTTGAATACATCAAAAATGGTGATTATGAATTTGTACGCGATCGCGCCTATGAATTAGGCATTGACGCTGCACATTTGCATATCGACAATGAAATGCAGCTGCAGATAACAATTAACGGTACCGAAAATTACCGGGTGAAATTCCGGGTTTATTACGGGGAAATTGTAATTGGTGAATACGCTTAACTTTGGTATATGGGGAAATTAGGAAAATGAAAACTCTAACAACAGTCAATAATTCAGGATCGCTTGACATGCTGCCGCGCAACGGTACGAAAATGTCTGATTTGATCGCTGCAGTAGAAAAATCAGACAACGATAAAATTGGGCCCGTGTCATGCACCTGGACTGCACAAATTTCGTGCCCTCCGTCATGCCCGCATATGGGTGCGGGTTGTTACGCGGAATCCGGAATGGCAGGGTTTACTACGGCCCGCCTAAATAAGGCCGCGCGAGAATTTGCGACTCTATCACCTGCAGCTATCGCATTAATTGAGGCTGCAGGTATCGATACCTTGACGGGTCGCCGCGATCTGCGGCTGCACGTTGTCGGGGACGCGCGTACAAATAAGGCCGCGCAAATTCTATCTGCAGCTGCAGATCGATACATTGCACGCGGTGCAGTCAAGGGCAAAAATGTACGCGTCTGGACTTACACGCATGCACGCGATACACGCCGCGATAGTTGGGGCCGCATATCGGTTTTGAGATCGTGCGAAACGATGCAGCAGGTACGGGCCGCGCATGCTGCCGGTTTTGCTGCTGCTATCGTGATACCTGAGCACACGCACGATCGCGCATATAAACTTGACGGGGAATACACTGGTATACCGTGTCCTGAGCAAACCGGCAGGGCCGCCAATTGTCAAGCGTGCGGCCTATGCATGCAGGATAGCAAATTGCACGCGCGTAAAAATGTGATTGTATTTGCTGCGCACGGTCAAGGGAAAAAGAAAATGCTGCACCTTAAAACCGTGTAGCTGCACCTGGATACATGCAACCTGGTACGCGGGTAAAAATACATGCAGTCAATAATAACTGCATGTATTGACATAATCGCATACATGCCTGTATAACTAAACATCAAACCGGATAGGGTGGAAATCAAATGTTAATTGTTATCTCGCTGGTAGGCATGTTTTTGTTCGCGTTGTTATGCGTAGTATCGGGCCCTAACGGCCCGTGGAATGGATCCAAGTAAATGTTAATCGCACTTTGGATTTTTACTAGTATCGCGATCGCGGTATTTATATGGGGCATGTATGAGATCGTCGTTAACGATGCAACGTTAGCGGGTTAAGGGGAAATACAAAAATGACGGGTTATACAATTATCGCATTTGCAATAATGCAGCAGACTTTGTTTTTAGCTGCATTTCTGGTATTTCGCCGCAGGGTGAATACTGGCCGTGCAGTCTACTACGGCTATATCGCAAGTATTCAAGGTTGCTGCATTGTAGCTGCAGTTTTGATCGTGCGTCATTTAATCGGTCTGTTATACCTTTAAGGTAGGGAATGGGGAAATTATGAAATCAGGGAATATACACGTGATAATTCATCTCGCGAATTCGCCGCTACTGCAGCCAGCTGCAACCGGGTACGCGAACAATTTCGCGCATGCACTGCAAATTAGAGATGATATTACGCAGCAAATGCGGGCCGCTGGAATTGTCGATCTGCTGGAAAATGCCAAATTCCAAATAACGGAATTAGCAGCATTTCAGGTAGAAAAATGGAATTTCGTATCTGGTAAATGGATTAAGGTATTTTGATGGTCATTCTACTTTGTTCTATCGTTGCAGCTATCGCGGTATTTACCGCGGTGGCATTCTATGAATTGTGGCATGCTGCCGAATTACTGGAGTCTAGAAATGAAAACTGAAATTCAGCGGGCGATAGACTTAATCAATTCATGCCGCTACATACGCCTATACACGCCTAATGGCGATAGTAGGATCGCACGGGCCGCGGCGATAGCTGCAGTAATTGATACTACTCGCTGCCGGGATTGTATCGGTGGTGATACTCGCTGCGGAGAATGTGAAAACGTAGAATCAGACCTGCAAATTCAGGGGCATTTTATACATTTAGGCCGTGGTGCGATACTGCACATTTAGCACGCGATCCTAACAGACACTTAAACCCGCGCATACCACGCGGGTATTTTTATGCCTGCCGATATTCTCCGCAGCATGTAACCGGGTATGCGATCCTTGACTCCACAGCGGCCCGTACGCGGCCCGTTATGCCAATATTGGCCCGCTGCAGCTATCACGGTATAACCCGCCTAATTTAGGCATGCATGCGATACCTGGATAATGCCCGCCCGTGATACCTGGATACGGTACGGCCCGCATGCTACCTGTTATCCAGGTTCACACCAGGTGCAGCTATCGATCTCGCGCCTGGACTGCATGCCCGCGATCCTTGACATGATGCAGCTACACGTTTACATAATGCCCGCGTGTATCCTTGACTGCATGCAGCTGCACGGCCCGCTATATCGCCCGTACGGGCCCGTTATGCCTATCACCCGCCCGTATTCCCTGCATGCCTAGAATCTCGCGTGTAGCGTCAATTCTAACAGTCAAGGTGTAACAAATGAGAATCATTAAATTTGTACACTAACGGCCGTTATACATGCTGCAGATAACGTAATAATTCCACGGCTGCATTCTAGGTTTACTGCAGCTAACCCGGTTTATAGGATCGCGAATATGCCCGTATCTGGTAAATACCCGCCTCCTTCACTTATGCATCGATTTCCCTATGTCACACAAGAGAGGGCCCTAACGAAAACGAAATCGCGCGATCGCAATAGGTAACCCACCAATTTTCTCACTTTCGCTTCCTGTCGTTATGTCACAAGCTCTGAGGCAACTGGTAAAAATAGATATGTATATCGGATCTATTTTCAGTTTGTCATCTTGCGTAGCTTTTGGGGTCCCTTATATATTTAAATATATATACAAAGAAGTAAGAGTTTAAAAAATACATCTTATGAAATCTTACTTCTTTGTATATATATAGTCTAATTAGTATAAGGGTCGGTTGATGTGTATGGGTATAGGGGAGATATATGTATAGGTTGTTGTTAGGGGATTGTTTGGATGGGATGGGTTTGTTGGAGGATTGTAGTGTTGATAGTGTTGTGTGTGATCCTCCTTATGGTTTGAGTTTTATGGGTAAGAAGTGGGACTACGATGTTCCTTCTGTTGATGTGTGGCGTGAGTGTTTGAGGGTGTTGAAACCTGGTGGTTACTTGTTAGCGTTTGCTGGCACTCGTACTCAGCATCGTATGGCTGTGAATATCGAGGATGCTGGTTTTGAGATTAGGGACATGATTGCTTGGGTTTATGGGAGTGGGTTTCCTAAGTCTCATAATGTGTCTGTCTCGATTGACAAGTTACATGGTCATGGGAATCGTGGTAAGGCTATTCCTACTGCTAGTAGTTACCAGGCGTCTGATGTAGAGCAGGAGAATAAGCTTACTAGTAATCCTGTGCCTCCGTATGAGGCTAAGTCAGATGATGCTAAGAAGTGGGAAGGCTGGGGTAGTGCTCTTAAACCTTCACTGGAGCCAATCACAGTAGCCCGGAAACCTTTGATAGGTACTATTGCTAAGAATGTACTTGAGTATGGGACAGGCGGCATGAATATAGATGCTTGCCGTGTACCTATGGATGCGGATGACTATGAGAAGCTGTCTAAGGGTGTGGACCAGATACGTCAGCGTGGCGGTGTTATGGATAACAGCTGGAAGAATAGTAGTGACCTTAGTGGCGCTAACCCTGCTAACCCGTTAGGTAGATGGCCAGCTAACTTTATCCATGATGGATCGCAGCAGGTGCTTGATCTGTTTCCTAATACTAAAGGTGGTTCATGGGTTCGCACCGATGGTGCGAGGCACTTTAATAACGACGGTAAACCTACAGGTTATGTACGCTCTGGTCAAGCTGACTCTTCTATGGGTTCGGCTGCACGCTTCTTCTATTGTTCTAAGGCAGGGAAAAAGGATCGCGACTTAGATGAGCATGGGAACATCCACCCTACAGTAAAACCGGTGGATCTGATGGGTTACCTATGTCGTCTCGTAACACAGCCTGGAGGCACAGTACTGGATCCATTCATGGGCTCCGGGACTACTGGTAAAGCAGCTATGCTTGATGGGTTTGAGTTTATTGGCTGCGAGATGGACGAGCAATATTACAAGATTGCTGAGGCTAGGATAAGGCACGCTCTAGAAAGGTAGGTTCCATAATGGAACCACCCACAAAAAAGACCACCTGTAGATCATAGGCTTCGTCCAGTAATCTGGGGCTATGACTTCCAAGTGGTCTTTCTCTTTGTGAGCAGTTGTTGTTCAAACGTAGTCAGGTTTCCCTGCCATTAAAAGTATAAGCTGTAAAGGATTTCTTTACAACTAGAGTCAGCTATCAATTACCAATCCAAAGTTATTGTGCTGGCTCCGTGTCTATTCTACTTCCTTGTCATCTACGCTGTCTGGATCTGGAATCAATTCGACAATGACGTTGGGTACTTTACGTAGGTTGTAAGCTGTCATGGCTGCACGCATGTTTTCTTCGTCCATGCTTTCAATGTCTACATTTTTCATTCGTAGCCAAGCCTTGAAGTTGTAAAACTTGACGATGTCATAGATCAGACTACCTAGATAGCAGATGCCTATGCCAATTAGTATGCCCGTAAATAGAGTAATCATAAATATACTTCCTAGTCATTCAACTACCTTTTTGTCGCATCCATGAAAATGGCTTACTGCATCCCATGTAAGTACAACCCAGTCCTTTGCCATCAATGACTCCAGGGACAAGTCAAGCGTATACATGATGATTTCGTAATCATCCCCGTGGTCACTAACATACCTATACTTTATGAACCAGGAGTTGTCAGTGTCATAGAAGTAGAAGTAGTTATCCCAGCCAACACGCTTGAACGGAAATCCTTTCGCAATAAACTTCATGCAGCTGGATAAGGACGTAGGCTTAGATTTGACTTCACCTTTGTTGTGTGTTGCTCGCATTCGTTGGACGTGCGAAGTACTGACACCCATTGCCCTACCAACAGATTCTAGCGTCATGCCTTTGTCAACCATTGCAAGCACTTCATCTACCTGATCAAGGGTTAGTTTTCGTCGTTTATCCATTAGTCTTCGTACGCAATCTCGTAATTAAAGTCTTTAAGGATTTGTGTAAGCTCCTCCAGCCATTCGTCTACTACCGTTGTTTCAATCAGATCCTTAACCATGTCAAGGATTGCCTGGTGATGTGCTTCTGGCTGCAGTGTGCCATGCTTGACGTTACGCATCTCTTGGATGACTGCACCGATGATGACTTGCTCATATTCAGCAACCTTGGCGCCGTATCCACGATCGTCGCAGACTTCGTAGGTCTCCCGCCAATGCGATGGAAAGTCAAACCCGTTATCTTGTATAAATATCTTTGTCATAAAACAATCTACCTCTGTCTTGTAAATACCTTTACTCGCATGTAACCCAATCAAGGGCCATAAGATCCGCTGAATTTAGTGTCGTAATACCGATAAATACTCGGTTGTTGCCTCCGTCAATACGGTAAGTACACATGCGCTTGTCTACCATCTGTACAAACCAACGAGCTTCAAAGCGCATAACCTTGCGACCAGCAAGGATTTCTTGGTGTGCCCACAGGTAATCCCTGCGAGTACGTGGAGTTTTGTCTGTCATATTGCCCCTAATATGCCGTGATAGCATCAAAATACGTTACACTATTCTATAACAGGTTGCGCTTGTATAGCAAGGAGAATGTTCTTATGGACGATGGATGGATGGCATACGTTTGTGGTGATGAGTGTAATCACTCCAACACCGGTGCAGTCAAAGAGACTGTCAACAAGTATGACAATGCTGTTGGTTACTATCGCGAAGAAGTAGACGCAGTTCTGTGGATAGCGAAGGATCGCATCTCAAACGTGTTTGTGGATGTGTACGACCGTATCATTGACATCCTTGCCATGATGCAACTTCCTGACGTCACTGCATTCCAGGCTGAACGTTACTACCAAGAAATCGTTGAGTTACTACAAGATAACGAAAAGCACAAGCAATACGTGTCTAAGGTTACTGAGATTGTCACGAATGGTCAGGAAGCTGCCATTGCTGCTACCTTGATGATGTACCCAAACGTCATTATCTTTAGCATGGGTTCAAAGCCGGCTCGTGTTCGTAGCCCTAACATCCGGAGACCTTCAAAGGAGGAGTTTACTACTGGTAACAGTTACGGTGGACAAAGCCTTCGAGACCTTATTGAGAGCACATCGTCAGATACGCTTACTCGCATATTCCGTGAGATGACCGATAACTTTGCTGGCCAAGACTTCGATGCAAAAGACTGGGTCAGGAAGATCAATGGATACATAGACAGCATTGACAATGCGCTTGAGAACATATCTACTACCGAAATCGAAGCTACGACAAGGCGTGTGGCTACCAGTATCAATAGACTTAACTCTGGGCTAGTCACGGGTTATCGCCGTGTCGCTGTCGTTGACAACAAGACGTGTGTTGGATGCTTGACGCTTCACGGGAAAGTCTACGCTACTAACGATGAGTTTGAATCTCATCCCCGGTGTCGTTGTATCCTTGTGCCGATCACTATGACTT